CTGTTCCATAAACTACAGAATAACTTTTTGGGTTTTCTCTATAGTATTTTTGGGTAGATAATTTACCTTGTCGTAGTTTTTTACGCAAAGTATCTAATCTTTTTTCTAATTCATCAAAATCCTGAATACGTTGTTGTTGAAATATTTCAACATTGTTTTCAGCTTCAGTTAATTTATACTTATACATATTATCCTTTTCCATAACTTGCTTATAAGTTATAGCTTTTGATGGTCTATTAGGTACAGATGGCGCTAATTTATATCCAAATTTCTTTAAAATATATTTAGTCGCACCATTTTGTTTTTTTCCTTTTTTACTAAATGCTTTTGGTGTTGCATATTGAGCACCAGTTCCAGGAGTAAATGTAGCACCACCTGAATTGGTCATTGATGCTTCATTGGCAACTTTTTTATAAAAATCAGGGTAATTTTTTCTAATGTGAGTACGGTAACGATTAAATTCTGCTTTTATTTTAGCAGCTATATCGTCTACTACTTTATCATCGGTTTTTTGATCTAATTGTGCAATAGCCTGCCTCAATTCATCAAATTCTTTAAATACAGAATCAAATGCTGGGACGTAATTAACATCCCAACTAATAGCACCGGTTTCAGGGTCAATACCTTTAACAGTGGTTTTAATACCTTTATCTGTTTTAGTATCCCCTACCTTAAACGGTTCTTCTTTTAATTTATATTTATAGTTTGCCATTTGCTACCTTAATCTCTTTAATTAGCTCATAATATTGTAACAAATCAACTAAATTATCATTTGACACTTTATTATTTTTATCTAATTCAGTAAGAAGTTTTGAGATTTCTTGTACTTTTACTTGGGTAGCTCTATCTTTAATACTTTTTGCTTCTTTATTTAGGGAAGATTTTAATTCTTCAATTTTAGTATTATAAAATTCCCTTAAACTAGGAGTTGAATCTATAGCATTAATAAATTCCTTAAGAACTTGCTTTTGTTCATTAGATAAATCTTGGTATTTACTATTAAACTTTTCAAGAAGTACTTGATAAGTTAATATTCTTAAATCTTTATCGTACGTTTGAAATTCTTTAAGTACATCTTCTTTTACTTCTTTAGTCTTAACATTTTGTTTAGTTAAATATTCTAAAAGATTTACTTTATTATTTACTAATTGGTCAGTATCGGTTATATCCTTAGTATTATACCCCTCAATTAAAGTATATAAAGAAGCTAATTCTTTATAATTTTTAATATTAGTTCCAAAAAACTCATCTAAATTATATTTAGTTTTAATCTCGGAAATTAAATTATATTTTTGTTTTCTTAAAGAGGTACGATTAAATTTTTGAGAGGTTTCTAAAATAGTACTGATAACTACATTAGCTCTACCTTCATTTAAAACCTTAGATTTTATAACCGATTCGTACAGTTTATATTCACGGCCTAATTCGCTCTTAACAAAATACTTTTTAATTAAATTAATAGCCGGAGAATCAGTACCTTTTAAAGTATCAGCTGTAGCTTGTCTAACTAATAGCTCAAACAGGATACCTGTATTTTTGTACTTTGAGTGTTTAATCTTCATCAAAAAATATATTTATTTATAAATATGTGGAGGATACTACTCCTTTAATTGTTTTTCATCCAATAAAGATTCACCTTTTTGGTCTTCTTCAAATACTAAACGCTTTTTTGGTATTTTCTTAAACATATCTTTATTCTGTAGATAAACACTTTGTGCTGTCTCTAAAGTTAAAGCATTGCGGTTTGTATCAGTTCTACTATTATTAGAATCATTTTTATCGGTATCTTTCATACGTTTAACACCTAAACGATCTTTTCCAAAATTACTATCTTGTGTTCCTATTTTAGAGATAGAATCTTGTGGGCGTCCTAATTCAGAATCTTTATTGTAACCATCAGGAACGTTACCAGGGTCGGAATATGATCTTCCTTTACCATATAAAGAAGCTAAATCATGGGGTGTACCATATGATTTGCCTGTTTCAATTGGGTCATTTCCTTCTTCTTGGATTTGGTTTAATCTAAAACTACGTTTAGCATCTTGTCTAACTAAATCTCTATATTCATCAAATGAATCTTCACTTAAATTGTAGATATTATCATAAATCCAATCAGTGGGAACAATTTTTTGTTCTAGCAATGCCGCAGATAATTCTGCTTTAGATTTTAGTAATTCAACCTTTTCTTGTTCAAATATAATAGATGGAGTAGTTAATGTAATTTCAAAATTAGTTAAGCTTTCATCTGTATACCCTTGAGTATATAAGTGAACTAAAGCAATTTTATTTAATTCTGATAACATGATACGTTGAATACGTTCAACTGTACGGGCGAATCTAATATCCTCAGCAGCTAATGTAGCTTTACCTTCGATATCAGCCTCATAACCCATAAATGCTTTTGGTACTTTAAGAGCAGCAAATAATTTTTCCCTTAAATATTCTACATCTCTAATACCATCATAATCTAATCCTTTAGTAGTATCAATACGAGTTGATGTATCATTTCCACGTACGGGGATATAGAAATCTTCCATCATGTTTTGCATGTTGTACTTTAAATTATATTCACCTGTTTTTTGGTCAATATAAGGGGTACGTTTCATATTTGAGATAGTTTTTTGCATAAATGCATCTACCTCATTTGGTGGAATAGATCCTACGTTTATATAATGAATACGTTTTTCTGGTGCGCGGGCAATTCTATGAATTAACATCGCGTCTTCCATTAATGTATATTGTTTAAATAATTTACGACCTGGTTCTAGATATGAACGTCCATAAGGTAAATAGTTGGTATCTGCTAATAATCTAAAGTGAGCCATTTCATAATTATCAAAATGTATACCACCATTTTGTTTTTGCTGGTTTGGCATAGTATACATTCCTGAACTTGGGTTAGCTAAACCATCTGGAGAATATAAAAAGCGAACATCAGATGGATTTTCGGGATTATATCCTTCTTCTCTTGATATATGATATGCGGTATAAGGTATAACATTATAGACTCCAAATTTTTCTGCAATTTCTAATTTTAAAAAGAAATCACCATACTTACACATTTGTCTAGTCCATGACCATAAATTAAATTCTATATTTAATACGTCATAAAATAGGTTATATAATATTTTTTGTATATCTTCATTTGCACTTCTAATTTGAAGTACCTCACCCATGTCATTTTTTAAAGTAGATTCATCCGCTATAATATCTAAGGCTGAAGCGATAATAGCGTCTTGATCCATTGTATCATATTCAGAATATAATTGTGGTCTAAGATATTGGTAGTTCATGTTGAACTGCTGACCATATAATGAAGTTGGGTTGGTAGAGTATATTCTATTATATCTATCTACTAATGAATTGGTTTCTAATTCACCTGTAGCTTGGATTTTACTACTATCTGTTACTTTTAATTGATCACCTCCTACATTTCGTACTATTACGTCAGTAGAAAATAATCTTTGCAGTCTTGAAAATATGCCTTTATCAGCCATTGTATATAATTATTATTATAAATATTACTTTATTAACCAGCTAATATCTTCTTTACCGTGAGTTGTGTCTACATGGTAAGGATTATCAGCTCCTCGGGAAAAATACGCTCCTGAATATGCTGTTCTATTAACTGTCATATTACTTAATGTTTGTTTCGTTAAATCTATACCCCTTTGTCTGTATTTCAAAGCTGTATCTCGAATATACATGGCTATCCCAAAAGACATTACCAAGTCATCGTTATATCCTGTTTGTGCTTCTGCTCTTCCATTACGCCAAATAAAAGTTTTCATTTCTTCTACTAAACGTTTTGATTGTATTGTAACACCTTTATCACCTATATATTCTTGAAATTTACCTATTACCATAGGTCTAGTTCTAGATGACATAGTAAAACCTGCTACCATTTTTGAATGGTCTTGATATTTGTCAAAGTAAGATTCAGCATTACCCTCTGATTTTTGAGAATAATATAAATTGGGATATGCTCTATCAATAGCTACTTGAATTGTAGCCCATCCAATATTGGCATTCTCAATTACTAACATTGCTTCATTATATTCAGTGGCTACACCTACTAATAAATGTCCGAATTCTTTTGTACCAATTTGTCCTTTATATTCTGCTACCTGAACATTATTTTCAATATCAATTATATGAAGTGCAGAATAATCTTTTCCATCACCTCTAGCAACATCCGCTACTACCATATAATCTCTTGAATAATCAGGTGATTCCCAAACCCATAAATTTTTATCTGCCCCACGTCTTTCTAGTGGGTCTTTAGTAAATGTTTTTTCGTAATATTCAATATATTCAGGATAAAATACAATATCACCAGAGGTACTAAAATCACAATCACATTCTTGTGCTGCCATTCTAGGATCACCTAATAATTCATCTTGTTTATCTCGCCAAGCTTGATCACGTTCTGGGTGTACATCCCAAGGTAATCTAATAGGTAAAAAGTCATTTTCATTATTTTCTGCTCTTATCCACGTTTGATGAAACCAATTCCCAGTACCATAGGGTGTAGATAATGCTATGCACCCACCACCAGTAGCAAGTGTTTGTTGTGCCGAAGCCCATATTTCACCAATGTTATCAATAAAAGCAGCCTCATCAATTAATAACAAAGATACTGCTTCTGATCTACCAGCATCTGAACTTGCTGAAGTGGCTTTAATTTGTGAACCATTTACTAATCTAAGATTTAATTTATTATTTTCAGCTGCATCTACTTTAAGCCATGAAGGTAAATTTTCATACATAAATTTTACCTTTGTAACCATATTTTTAGCAGTTTCCTGCTTTGTAGCAATACATAATATATTTTTGTCTTGTTGGAATAACATTAACCAAAGTGAATAACCTGCAGATAATGTAGATATACCTAATTGTCTTGATTTTAAGATAATCGAATATGGATTATCCCTCATTAATGTTAATACTTTATCTTGGAATGGATATAAATTAAATTGTATACGACCACGTTGAGGATGCTGTATATAGCAGTACTTACGCATAAAATGTACGGGATCTTTAGCACATTTTAGGTATTCTTGTCGTATTACTTTTTTTAAATCGGACATTTAGTTTATTAGTATAGCAGCACCTATTGCTACAGCAATACCAGCACCCCCCATTAGTTTAGTTCGGAGTTTTTGTTTTTTAAGGTCTTGTTGTAACCTTTTATTTAAATCTTCTTGGGTAGAAAATTGTTGATCTTTTTTATCAATAATTTTTTGATAATTTTCTACTTGGGTTTTCAGGTTTGCTACTAACGTTCCTT